GACCCAGTCTTCATTGTCGTAAATTCTCAATGTTCCGGATATATATTTTAATCTTTTTCCCGAAATCTGTTCTAATATTTTTACTACCTCAAGATTAGTTGTTTTGATACCTGTTCCTATCTTTGTTGCACCGGCAAATAGAGCCTCAATAGCTGAATCAATATAAACCCAGTCATGGCAGGCTCGTTCATCCAAAATCATTTCTGCTCCTGAGTTAAGACAATCTATCACAGTCGGAATTAATCGATGCTTCTGTTCACCGGGACCATAAATTGAATAAGGTCGGACGTTAATGACATTTTTATACATTCCTGCCAGTTGCTCGCCGCAAAGTTTAGTAATCGAATAGTAAGTAGATTTATCAAAAAATGTCACAGATGAAGTCGAAAGATTATAAAATAACTTATAATCAAATCCCTTTGCAGCCTCTAAAAGATTATAAGTACCAATAATATTAGTATTAACTACTTGAATAAAATCCTTTTGATAATACTGATTACCATATGCTGCAAGGTGAATGATATAATCAGGATTAATATGTCCAAAATATTTAACTAATTCTGCTTTAGTTATATTCCTTTGTATTCCAAATACAGACTCTCCCCTTTCTAATAAATACCTTTCAATAGCCTGTCCTATAAATCCCGATTTCCCTGATATACAATAATTCATGTTAAAACTTTTTAATGACTTTTTCTATATACTCAAATATCTTATTCCTGTAATGGGGTGCTGCTCCTATAAAAAATACTTTATCAAGGACTTTATTTGCTTTAGGATAGTCCCTGTAATCATCCAAAAATGAAAATCCGGGATGCATGAGTATATTTCCTGTAAAGTAGTTTCGGGTCTGTATAAGATGTTTTTCAAGGTGTGCAACTAATTTATGTTTTAATCCCGATTCATCACAAATAAATGGAGTGCCAAACCAACAAACATCCGCATTAGGTAATGTTTTTACTCCATGTATATTTGATATATTACTTACAACTATTTCTTCCAGTATTCTTTTTGATCGTTTCCGTAACATTTCAATTTCTAAAAACTTATCAAGCTGTACCAATCCTATTGCACCCTGAAGATCAAGAGGTTTTAAGTTATATCCCATATTGGTAAAAACGTATTTATGATCAACAATTCCATCATAAGCATCGAGCCACTTATCAAATCGATGACCGCATGAGCCTTTTAATGACATATTTGACATGCCGATACAATTACAATCACGTCCCCAGTGAGCTATGCTTACCATTACTTTCATTAATTCCTTATTATCAGTGCTGATCATTCCCCCCTCACCGGTGCAAAGAGTATGTGCAGCATAAAAAGAGCAGGATGAAGCTACGGAATATTCATTAAGATAGTTACTGTTCCATTTTGTACCTAACGAATCGCAGTTATCAAGAATTAGCCTTAAATTATATTTTTTACATAATGGCCAAAGAAAATCTATATCCGGCGGATTACCTAAAATTGGACTTAAAAATATCGCTTTTGTTCTGGAATTTATTTTCTTTTCAATCTTATTAACATCAAAATTCAACGTGTCCCATTCAATGTCCACAAATACCGGCTTCAACCTGTTCTGATAAAGCACTGATATTGTAGTTGGGAATCCAACAGAAGAAACAATTATCTCGTCATCATCCTGCCAGTTATAATATTTTTTTAATGCAGCAATCATTACTAAATTAGCAGATGACCCGGAATTGACCATTAACGAATGATTCACATTGAATTTTTTGCTAAACGCGTTCTCAAAGGCATTAACCTGATTGCCTGATGATAGCCAGGTCCCATTAAGGAAAGTATTTATACCCGCCTCAATCTCTTTGTCGTCCCAATAAGGGCCGGAATAAGGTATAAATGTTTTACCCGGAATGAAATTAATGTTATTATAAAGATATGGCGGTAATGTCATAAATCAGGTGTTAATAAATGTTTCGCTTTATATTCTTTATTCTGTGATAATATCGCAAAAACCTGCTGGTTAATTCCCCATTTTGCCGGGTCCCATGCTGTAGAATGATGCTGATGAAACACAAAAGGATCGGCGGTTATCTCAACTTTTAATCCAAGCATTGCAATCTGATGAAGAAAGTAATTATCTTCATAAGCGCATCCATCCTTAAAGCGCTCATCAAAACCATTCAGTTTAATTAGGTTTTTTGCCGTAATGGCCGAACAGAAGTTATAACCAACCGGTCTAATTGTAGGATGATTATACCATGATCGCTGTCCATCCTGAGTGCATGGCCGGTTAATTATCTCAAATGATTCAGGCGTCTCATCTTTGCCTAATGAGTAACAGCCAAAGGATATATAAATATCATCGGTAATCTGTTTTGCATGGCTCAGAATGTCTTCTTGATGATAACACTCCGAGTGCTGCATTATGATAATATCCGGGTCTTCATCCAAAGCGTACATAAATCCCATATTAAGAAGACAAACATAAATATGTACCCACGGCTCATTTGTAAATTTGATTATCCGGACTTTATAAGGCAAGTCAGGGAGTACAATATCTTCTTTACTATTATCGTCAATAATAAGTACATTAAAATCTTTAGGATCGTATTTAAGAAATGACTTTAAAGTCCATTTTAAAGATTCAGGACGATTGATATAAGTCATCAAAATTGTTGCTTTCATCTAATTAAAGATTTAATAAATGCAATAAACTTATTAAACTTAGATTCTTTCCACATCGTTTGATCCCTGCCAATATTAATAAGAATATATATTTTACCGTCTTTTATTTTTAATTTCATCTAAATATTCCTCCCATGCTATGTGATTCTTTAATCCTTTGTCTTGTTTTATAAGGGAATTCCAATCCCTTATTCCATGGTATTTGACCATTTTTAAACCCACTTTTAGGAATAATATGCTTAATTTTCAATGTTTCACTTATTTTCTTTCGTGTTTCAATTGGCATTACTCTTCCAATTCCTGCCTTCCTCATTTTTTCTCTTGATTCTAAAGAATGTTTCCATCCAGTCATTTTCTTACATTCCTCTTCTGTATGTTTCCTTCCTATATTCCATTTTGATCCTCTGCATCCACTATTCTCCCTCATTTTCTGCCTTGTTTCTTCTGAATGTTTAAATCCTAAATGACGTTTAGTCCCTTTCATTCTTTCGCTTAGTGCTTTTTTATATTCATCACTTCTTTTAATTCCTAAAGAACTGCCCGCATGAGGATCATTATTAAACCACGGTAATGGGATGAAATAAGACTGTTCTCTTATTGTTAAAAATTCTGGCAAACATGGTTCAATAACAGTAAATTGCAAATCTAATTCTCCGTACTTATTATAATGATATTGAAGTTTTTTATTAGGATGTTTATTTTTTCTTAAACGACATAAATGTTCATATTTCCTTTTTTTTATATTGCCAGTACTACCAATATAAAATCGTTCTGGCTTTATTAATGATTGAATCTTATATATTCCCGAAATATTCATAACTAAAGATAGTAAATATTTATATCACTTAAAAGGTTTTCTAAAAATTCCACCCATACTATGAGTTTCAAAAGTTGTACGAAAGTAAAACTGTTCATCATCTGGCATATCCTTGAAATCAAAATAATACCATGGAAGATGCCTACAACAGTACGGTCTATTTGTACGGATTGCATTATATGAGTGAACTGGTGTCTTATATAAAGCAAACGTAGTGTCTATGGGTGCTGCGAAATACCTATCGTCCAAAGGATGCTGCCAGAATTTTATCTCCCAATCAACCGGGTTAAAACTCGTTTTTGGTAAGTCGTTTATTTCAAGCGAAAACCCGCATTTATCAAACTGAGGATAACGTCTTAATCCCTCTTCCAAAACACTTAAAAAATCATCTGGAATACCGGACAAATCCAAATCAGGATCAGTAACAATGTAATTGCCTGTTATTCCAAGCTTGTTTAAAACATTCTGCTCCCAGACAACTTTATAACCATAGTTTTTATTCATTCTGATAACTTCATACTTAGTTGTCTTGTAGTATTCCAGTAATGGCGGGTAATCGCTATTATTATCGACAAAAACGGGCGAAATCCCGTGCGCAAAAAGAAAGTTTGCCATTTTAACGGGCAAATCAAGGCGGTTGTATATTATTATTAAGGCTTTCATTGCTTTGGAAACCTCCAATGCGTAACTCCTTCAATTAGCATTTTATAATAAGTGCCAAATATTTTAATATCTGCATAATACATACATTTACCGATAGATTTAAAATCATTATTTTGAATTATCTCTACCTCAATTGTATTACCTGGGAGTGCAGTATAAACAGAAATAAAACTTTCTAATAAGCTTTGTTTGTTTTCTCCAAATGCAGGCTTAATCTTAATTAATTCAGTTTCCATATTTTTTATATTTCATGACAAACAAAATATTCCGGTGTGCTAATCTTCTTGCCTTCAAACTTCCGAAGCTGCTTAATGAATAAAAAGTCATGACCATATCCTGGTTTCTCCCATCTTAATCCAAGCCTCGCAGCATGGCAGATATTTGAAGTCCCGCAATGACCATAAAGAGTGATGTCTATTTGTCTTTCAATAAACTCTTTGCCATTCCAGCGCATGTCGTTATAATACAGCCAGTTTTCAGTATTGTCCATCTGGTCATTAATAATTCTCAAATGGTTCTCCCCGTAATAATCATCGTTATCCAAATAAATGATATATTTACCCCTTGCAATATCAATGCCTGCATTACGAGGGACATTGCTCCAAAGTTCTTTACGTTCAACTTGTATGAGTTTAATTCTTTTGTCCGTAAAATGCTTAGAAATTAAATGAGTTGTTAAAGAACACCCGTCCGATATTATAATTAATTCAAAATTTTGGTATGTCTGTGAAAGAACCGACTTTACAGCTCTGATTAATTTTTGATCTTTCCCGATAGCACTTCCCGGATAGTCCGAAAGTAAAGAAGCCATAATAACACTAAATCGCATATTATTTAAAATTTATAACTGTAAACTAATGGCAAACCATTTCCATTGATTAAGCCATTCATAATCAGAATCATCAACCTGGGCAAATTTGCTTTGTGTTAATTTAATGAGTTTCATTATCCGTTTATTATAAAATGCCGATCAAAAGTAAGCAGAAAGGAGATCGGATTTCCCTTTCACCGGATAATTACTCCCGGCTATCTGCTTACAAATATAAAACATTAATTTCATAAAAGCGAATTTATTATCTGAAGCCTTTGCACATTTATTTTTGACAATGTTCGACAATCTTGAATATACGACCACGCCATCATATTCAAAGCAACCTTATCAACTTCGCCCTTTATTACAGACCTGATTGCTTCATAATAACTCGGACCATCAGTATATGGCAATGACCCCGGTACATTCCACCAGGCAGGCACTACACATATTGCACCGACATACGATCCTTCGATGTATGCTATATTACTCTTTGCACGATTGAAAGCATTATCGTGAAGCGGAACATGAACACATGATGGGGCCATGTCGAACAATGTTTTATAATATACAACAATATCCAGCGAAGGAATATGGCCTTTGTTATTTGTTTCAGCAAGAAACCACGGGGAGAATCCCATAAACATGAACCGCCAGTCCGGGAATTCTTTTGTAACATCGTTAATCCATTTACTGAAACTCATCAGATCAAAGATATGAGCTTCCGGGCCACGCCAGACAATGTGATTTGTCCTTTTTGGCATTTCATCCGGCCTTTTGAATAACGAATCATTAAAAGCATTTGGAACAATGAAAATATTTTTATTGAACTCACTATATGCCTGTCTCAGGTATTCAGTCGGTACGCTGACAGCATCGGCAAGTTTTAGCATTTCCTTTATGTTATTCTGAATATCCGGATTATTATAAAGTGCATAAGTCGGATTTTCCGGATTAAGTGCAAAGAGATTATCATCGTAGTCAATCCAAATAGGTATTCCACATTGCTTCAAATAGCCGCAAAGATTAAGCGAATCCTTTGAGAATGGCCTCTGATGAAAGACTAAATCAAACTGAGTGAGGAAAGACCAGTTCATGGGTGCTTGATCCATTTGAATCAATGTAATATTGTGATCTGTTTTCCTGCGTAAATCTTTTATAACTCCTCCGCTGCGATAAAACGAACAGGTGTCGCCTGAATTTACAGTCAAAAAAAGTATCTCTGCCATAATGTTTTTATTTAATCTAACTCTCCTCTTATTCTCCTTACTGTCCTCACTGATGATTGCCTTCCAGTATTGCCCCCAGTATTGCCCCCAGGTTTAATTAAAGTCGTTCCCCTGTATCCTATTTCCGACCAGATTTCTTTCGGGGTACTTATTTTAATTGGCCTGTCATTATTAACTGAAATAATAGATGTAATACCATATATCATCCCAGTTAATGAGGTATGTCCGCTGATATGACCACTTATCGCTCCTGCTAAAACACCTGATAAAAGACCTGATAAAGAAGCACCTGTAAGAATCTCACCTTTAAGATCACCCTTGCCGCCGATAGTTCCGCCGACATTAATTATAGAATCACAAGACCCAAATAACCTGCCTGATCCTGTTAAAATACCTGAAACTTCTGATATGCCATTTATAATACCTGTTATCACTCCTTCCGGTTCATTAAGTAATCCTGAACATGAAGTCATTCCCTGAATTGACCCGCTTAATAGACCAATTCCTTTCAATACACCTTCTGTTGATGATTCTGTGTTTATTTCTGAATAAAGCCTTCCTGATCCTGTAATTGTACCCAAAACAGAAGCCACGCCGTTTGTTGATGAGGTTAAAATTCCTTTCCCTATTAACAAACCATTTAATGAAGATATACTCTCTATTGTTGAATATAACCTGCCTTTCCCGGCAATAGAGCCTGATAAAACAGATGATGTATCTATTACAGAATATAATGTCCCTTTGCCTGTGAGCACTCCCGTAACTGATGCAACACTACTTATAACTCCTGATAATATCCCTTTGCCATTTATACCACCGGATGATAAGGTAACACCTTCAGACATACCATATAGCCTGCCTTTTGCAGTTAATACACCTGTGTTAGTTGCTATTCCGTTACTAATACCGGCAATAGGAGAAGATGATACCGCCTCTGTTAAGTTTCCTGTATTAGTGGCTACACCATTCGTAGTTCCGTATAACCTGCCTTTGCCCTTTAGAATACCTTCATCAGTAGCAACACCATTAGATGCACTATATAGGCGCCCTTTACCTTTAAAGATTCCGGTATTTGATGCTATACCATTCGAGATTCCAGACAAGGGAGCATTACCAAATGTCACGGTCCTTGATAATTCCACCCATGAAACGAGATCAGTTGTTAATCCAGATGTGAGAGCAAAATCAACAGGCGTTGGTGTTGGATCACCGATACGTTGTTGGATAAGTTCTAAAGCTGGTGTAATACCATGCACTCCTATCTCAATAATGATTCTATCTCCGATTTGAGATGAAAATGTAGTTGCTCCCGTTGTTGCAGCATTGAATATTCTCGTTGCTGCCGAGGCCATTAAGGCAAATTCGGCTCCCGGTGTTGCCTGTAATGCCCCTATAATTCCCCGGATAACAGTGCCGTCTGCATTGACTACTCGAATACAATAATTAAGATGAGTATCTCCACCTGTAGTTGTTTCAGCCAACTTGCCAAGTACCATCGAGACAGTATCAGAGGTAGTCCAGTTGTATGCGGCATTCATACAAGGACTTTGGAATTGCCACCAGCACCATTGCTGAGTAGTTGTGGATGCCCAGGTTCTTTGTGATGTAGTTAAAGCAGTATTTTTCTTGGTAATATAACATGGCAAACGTACCAAACCGGTCTCCAATTCCCAATTAGCATCCTTAGCGAGAGACGCCAATGGAGGTGTCCCGCTGCTCGGTAGATAAAAACGTGTTGCCATAATTTAAAGAAGATAATTAGTCTTCGTTTATATCCAATTCCCCGATCGCAAATTCAGGCGTAATACCAACACTGATTGCAAGAGAACCTGTCAAATCACCCCAATAAATTGCATCATCAACACCGATAGTGCTGGCTTTACATACTGCAAAAGAAATTGCAGTTTCGCTTCCCGCCGTACATGCACCGAATGTGATTGCTGCTGCATTAGAACAGTTATTACCCGATACCGTCCATCCACCGGATGAGCGGGCTACTGCTACTCTCGCATAACCTGTATAGGCCAATTCTGTACCCTGAACAGAATCGGAAGGAGCAGTGGTTTTGAATAATGCCACATATAAACTACCTGCCGTAGTTGATCCACGCAAACCATCACTGCCAATGCCGGCAACTGTGGTATTATTGAAAATAAGCAATAAAATCGCATTTTCAAAATTGTCTTTTTTACTTCCTGCCATGATTCCTAATTTATTAATTATTTTATATTTAATTATTAGTTATTTATAAACCTGCAAGCTCATTAGTGGCATCTTCTTGTAATCTTTTAATTTCCAGTTCTTTATTCTCAATAAGATTATTTTGTTCCACACAAGTTTCAACACTCATAATACCAGCTGTTTTCGCAACCGTAAGATTTTCTATATTTTCCATTGTATTTTCTGGTAAAAATGGTGTTATAATTGGAACCAATTGAACCACTTTAGCTTCATTCGCCAATGACGTGTCAATAAGAGCTGCCACGGCTGTTTTAATAATATTCAATCTTCTTTGAAGTCCTATTCCGAAAGATTCTTCTTCTGCAAAAACAGCCATATGTGCATCCATGAAAAGAAGTTTTAACGCAACCCCGGATATATTACCTAATTCTTTCATCTGCCCAAAAGTAATATCAGGTGTCTGGCTCATCGTGTAAATAAACTTCTCAAGATTCGTCTGCTCCAGACTTATTGACTGCGGCTCCGAAGCCAAGTTAGCATAATCAGCCGTTGCGCCATTTTCCAATTGCATAACACTACCAGTGGCATTATCAATAATCTCGCCTTGTATCTCGCCGGCCACGATAAATATCGGAGCCCCGAATTTATCATTCATCCCCCCATGATTAGAAGTTAGCGTCTCATGCCTATCAATCATTGATTGAACGTTATGCCACACCGGTCTTTTCTGACAGTAATATTCTATAAGAATTTTCTTTGCAGCATTAGGAATAGGATTTGATAGAACGTAATCACCTATTTCAACTGATTTAGCCACAATATCAGGATCGAGTATCCATGAACCCTCTTTTTTGATATACTTATATTCAAATTCAGCGGTGTAAATATCAGAGTGTTCGATCATCTTTGCCCCGTCAGCGAGTTTATAATCTCTGCGGAATGCAATCATAGTGCCATTAACATCAAACAGCGGGTAAAGGGTATCGCCAAGTTCTGGAGATATTATCTTACTTTTAAGTGCAAATTTCTGTTTCGGATCATCTGTATTAATATAATACCAAATAACAGCGACCTCAAGTTCTGATAACTTCCGGCGAAGGATTTCTTTATTCTTATAATCCATCTTATTATCATTCTGGATCCTTTCGACCAA